CTGAACTTCAACTCGTCTCTGGTAATTTCTGCCTGGCGACCAAACCCCATGGTGGTGTCTGGCTTCATGCGGCTGGCAGGAACATTCAATGACTGATACAACTTATTTTGGAAATAGTTGATGTCGTCAATCTGTCCCAGATTTTGTCCGCCATCCAGGGTGGTGATTTCCGTGCCTTTACCACCTTCGCGGCGTGGCATCCAGAAGTCTTCCAACATGCTCATGGTTTTCTTTTCGTCGCGAATCTCACCAGTAGCCGCATCATAGGTTACCTTGTTGCGATACTGGTTCATGATGCTTTTTACATAGGCTTCGGCCTTGGCCTTGGGCAGGTTACCAACGTCGATGTAGAAAATTCTGCGCTCAGGGGCGCGTGTCATGCGGTAAATTACCAGACTGTCTTCAACCATTTTTAACTGGTTAATGACTTTGATGGACTTCTGCAGGTAACTCAGTACCATGTTTTTGTCCAGATCCAGCAGACCGCTGGTACAATAGGCTATGCTATCCACGGATATTTTTAAGCCCTGGGCTGAATTGGCCGTTGTTGGCAGAGTACTGATCAGGCCCTTTTCATTGAAGACGAAAAATTCTTCAATGTTGTTGATAAACTCCACACCGGATTGCTGGTCCTTGGTTTTATTGATCTTGCGTACTTTTTTAATTTTACGGGGATCAATATAACGCAGTTCCTGTATACCCTGTTTAGAGTTTGATGTATTTACAATCTTATGATAGTAGATACGCCCATCAATATACCAACGCTTAAAAATATCGTGACTTTTACTGTTAAAATCCAGCAACTTGAGAACTGTTTTAAATTCTTCGTCGATTAGATTTTTAACTGACTTGCTAAGTTCGACCTTTTCCAGGTCGATTTTAACAACTGCCTCGTCATCCTCTGCGGCTACTGCTTCATTGACAATATCTTCAATGGCAGTATCGGCATCGGGATACATGGCAGCGTCACGATAACGACTAATTAAATCATTTTCGTTTTTCGCAATAACGTCAATGTCAATAAAGGTGCCGAAGAAGCCGCTGGCATTGATAGCTGCGGCTCCGTCGTCATTTTGTGGGGTCACGAAGCTCTGTTTAGGAGCTTCCTTGACCTTCTTCTGTATAGTGTAACCAAATAATGTAAGATCAGCCATGTTATTCTATTTAAATTGATCCGCCAAAAAGGCCACCACCAACACCACGGCCGACATTGTTCAATACATTGCCAACGCTCAGAATGTTATCGAATTTGGTCTCAAAGTGTTGATATTGGAAGGTTACTGTATAAGTTTCAATGGTGTCATTGTCACCATAGCTTAGAGCAATTTCCGACATATCAATGGGGAACGCACTTTTTATTTCATATAATTTCAATGGATTGTTGTTGCGATCCAACTGGGTTACATTGATGTTCTTTGAATAAACAAATGGGTTGGTAAAACCGGTATTGTCTTGCAAACCGTTCATACCTGCCATCCATTTTTCCATGGCATTGCGGATATTAAAACTAACATCGTTCATGACTGTGACTGTCCAGGGGGCAAAAGTTCTTTCGCCACTGAATTTAACTTCACGACCACGGTATTGCACGATGGTTGGATTGACTACGCTTCCTGGCAGTGTTGTGGCACTGCACAAAAATGCGCCTTGCACGCTTGCAGCAGCACCGGCGCCAACATAATCTGGAAAGCTCAAAGCAACAAAGAACTGGTTGGCACGAGCACCACCACCAGTCATGTTGGATTTGAACTGATCTACATTAAAAATTGATCTTTCGGCCATTTTATTTTTCTCCTATGTGTTTGATTAAGCGCCGACTTCTTCAAAGGATACACCGGTACGTGTTGCCACAAAGTTCAGTGTAATGAAGTTGATGCTCTTGTTAGGCTTGATATAGATATCGGCAACAAATTCATTGCGGTCAATAACATCACCATTATTATTTGAATCATCACAAACAACTTGGAAATCAATGATACCGCGGCGGCCCTGAACATCGCGTAGGAATGGCTCTACTAAACTGTTAAACTGTGCACGAGTGAATGCATCGTTGAACTCGAACAACTGGAATTTAGCTGCGGTTGAAATGGCTTTTTCCAGCACAATGAACAGACGGCGTACATTGATGCGATCAAATGCGCTTGGTCGTTGTGTGCAGGTCTTATCGCCGAACAGAATTGTACCGGCACCAGGTTGTTGCATAACTGGGTTAATCTGACTGCGATACAGGTTATCACGATCAGTTTTAGTTGGGTTCCAGTTTAACTTAACAACATTCTTGATCTGACCGCGGCTATAACCACCTGGGCTATACCATGGCTCGGATTGAGCGTCGGTGCGAACTGCACACCCTGCGATATCACCGGCCAGCGGCAACCAACGATATACGTCGTTGTAACGGTCATATTGATATTTCCAACCGCTGTCCATTACGGCATAGCTGCTGTCGATATTAAAGTTTGTATTGCGATCATTGACAACTGCAGTGCCAGTGATCAGGTCCTTGCTGGTTGGGCTGGTAAACACCACGCAGTCACGGCGAACTTCGGCAACATTGTTGACCACATAGCGAGCAGTGTTATTATCTGCAGTTACACCCACAACTGGAATTAAACTAACGTCATAGGTTTCGGTTTGTGCAAGTCTGGCATATTCTGTCTGCAGCAGACCGTCGGTTGGTGTTACATCTACACCACCACTTAAACTGCGGCTCTGTGCCTGACTCCACTTCTTGAAACCACCGCTGGTTGGAACAACGTTGCCTGAACCAACTGTGAAGCCTGCAGAGCTAACTTCATAGCTGTTATGGCTACCCCAGTAAATATACTGGCTACCCAGATTGATGTAGGTTGGGTAGTATAGGCTTGTACCATCGGTATCTTTGGCATCGGTTGCCTTGCTCAGTCCCTTATGAATTTCCAGGATGGTTCCTGCAAATCCAGAAATAGCGCCGTCTTCGTCAACAACTACAACGTGTATTTCGTCATAGATTTCAGCAGTGCTGGGCTGACCGGTCTTATCCAGAGCAAATTTAGTATTGCTTGGACGACGGTCAACGTTCTGCCAGAACTCCCACAACATTGTACTGCTGGTTGTGCTGGGTGCAACACCGGTAGTGTTGGTGAATGCAACTGTGGTTGCACCCGTGGCAGCGTCGGCTGTCAACTGGAAGCGATATGTACCGCCGGCAGTAGTAATTTCTAACCAGCTACCTTTTGGTGCTGGACGAGTCAGAGCCGAAACCGTGGCACCAGTGGTGTACAGGGTTGAAACTGAGCTGAGGCTAACATCGAACTGATAGCTGTTGTAGTCACAGGCACTGACTTTTAAACTGTTACCCAAGGTACCTGGATAACGAGCAACATATTCTGTGCTGGTTAATGTGGGTGCTGTATAACCAGGACCACCTTCATAGTGGTTTTTATTCTTAACCAGTGGTGCTGTGCCTGCAGCAGACGCATTGCGAGATACTGAATCGGCGACACGGCTAACCTGCAGATTGTTACCATAGGACAGGAAGTTAGCAGCAGTAAACCAGAAGGTATAGTTGCTGTTATCGGGTTTACCGAATTGATTGTACAGGGCTTTTTCACTATCTAATGTGATGAACTCTTCACATGGTCCCCAGCTGAAGTTGCCAACGAACGCACCGGCGGTTGTAGAAACCTGAGGTACGAATAGGCTAACGTCACGCTCTTGGACCAGTACGTTAGGCGAAACTTGGAAAGGCATGGTGGTCTCCTTGTATATTAAACCATTCAAAAAACGGATGGATCAGATTTGTTATCTTTTATTTATATCAATCGTGATTTAGAGCCAGTTTTCACCGGGTTTGTGTACTGTCCATAAATCGCCATCCATTACGAATTGTTCGGGTTTTTCTGATTCTCGTCCATCGTCGATGAACCCAAAGGGTGTTAGGTCATCTTCAATCTGACGAATTTGATTTTCATACATCGTTTCACGGATGTTGAGGTTGGTTAGATCACGAAAATATGGGTTGGTTGTCAGCCAGCTAAACAGAACCAGGGGCATGACCAGATCGTCATGATATCCTTCGTCGGCAGCATAGCTGTCTTTGGCCTCAACAAAGGTTGAAAATTCACTGATAATATCCTTGTCCCAGACCAGCAACCGCTGAGCTTCAACCAGAGTTTTAAGCTGACTGCAGCCGATGCGTTTGACTTTTTTGTCGGTGCGAACTCCGCATTGCACTGTGCGTCCGCCGAATCCTCCACTGACAACTTGGCCCTTGGTACCGTCGCGGTTGATCCAGAGCATGTTTTCATACTCTAGCTCGTGATACAGGATGTCGGCAATCTGCTGACCATTATCGTTGATTTCAACCAGAATGTGTGCGTTGTTGTAGTTTCTGGCTACTGTGTGAATAATGCTGGGATACAACAACGGTGTTACTCGATTGTCACGATACTTGGCCACCACCTTGTAAGGGCTGTTTGTAATATCAATGACGACGAATGCTGAATAGTCGCCGCCTACGCCGCGACTGGTGTCTACAACAATGACATAGGCACTGGCTGGAGTCAAGGTCTTGCCATCTTCGTCCAGGGTTGCCCGTGCTGGTTCTTCCAGCACATCTAGATTGTCGCGACTATAAATTGGACGCCGCGGACTAAACTTGCTTAGAGTGTCGGCATTCAACAGTGTATAGCTGGAACCCAGGAAGTTACACAGAACCTCCTGAGTGAACTTGACATCGCCCAGAACCGCACGCTGTTCATTGGCCCAGCGTTCATCGCGACCAGGTATGGCAGTATAGGGTATGAACAGATTGACAAAGTCATTGAGTCCCTGTTCAGCATCATTCCAGAACTTCCAGAAGTGATTGTAGCCCAGTGGCGTCGATGACATCAGCACCTTGGTGGTTTCACCGGCCATGATGGTTGGATAGGTGGCTGTGAAGAACTCTTCGGCTATGTTGTTGGGTATGATGGCGGCTTCGTCGATGTACAACCAGTTTACGGACTTACCACGAATACCCGAAGCTGCGGTAGCTGCGGTAAATACCTTGCTGCCGTTTTCTAATTCAATGCTGCCCTTGTTCCATTCTTTCACGCCCTGCTGCAACCACAGTGGCAGATTCTCATACATGCCCTGATAACGACTCATGACTTCTCGAGCCGCTGCTGCCTTGTTGGCCAGTATGGCAACTGTTTTACTGTCCTGGAATAGAGTGTACCAGAGTATGCAGGCCGCTGAAGTAATTGTCTTACCCTGCTGGCGACCTTCCATCAATATAACCTTGCGGTTATTCAGAATGACATTGACTTTTTCTTTCTGACATTCATAGAGTTTGAATGGAACCAGACCATGGTCCAGACTCACAATCTTGCAATAGGTTTCAATGAAATAAATTGGATCGTCAATACACTTGACAATTTCCTCCAGCTGCCATGGCTCATAGTCAATGGCAAACCCGAGTTGCTTTAATCGATTGTTGCCGTTATAGCTGGGTTTGAGTTGACGACTGAACATCTATCACCTTTTCACCTTTGTTGCGCAATGCCTTGATCAAATCGTTGGTACTGCCAGCAAACACAATGTTGTTCTGTGTGCCAATCTGTTGTTGTTTTACTTCTTCAGGAGTCTGCAGTTCTTTTTTGGCCTTCTGCAGCGCCAGCAGATCCTTGGCAGTTTCTGCCACTGTCTTGATTAACTGTCCAGTGACTTCGAATGCTCGAGGGTGGTCACTTTGTGATGCCACTGACATCATGTTGTCCAGCGCAGTTTCCCCCTTGCTTACCAGACGACGCAGTGTTGCGCGCGCCATGTCAAAATCGTCCTGAACCTGCGGTGGGCTATCTGCTACCACAGCAGGTACAGTTGCCACTGCTGTTGGCGCAGTACCAAACTTATTGTCCAGAGCATTGAATGCATGTTTATCTTGTAACATTGAATCCCAGTGTATCAAAAGCCAGATAGGTTTGTGCTGCTGGCGCAATGGTGGATGCCACTACTGCATTGGTAAGTAAGAAACGCAGAGTCTGTCCAGTGGTTGGGAAAATTGCGGTGTTGGCCAGGTTGGTTTCAGTCAACAATTCGCGATCCGGACTCATGGGCAACATTACCGTGGTATTGCTGGTTAGGCCAGTAACAGTTCCGCGGCTAACAACCTCCATGGGCGCGCCCTGAATGTTGGTGCTAATACTGCTGTGATGCATGCCATAACCATACAAATATAGTGCGGGGTTCTGTGTGGTAAATGCTGGATTCCAGACAACATTTAACTTGGCAGCAATGCCTGGAATTGGTGGAACAAATGTTAGGTTACTGCTAAAGAAATTTTCTGCAGTAGCAGTTGCTGCGGCACTGGTGGTAAGCGGTGTTACCTGTCCAGTTGTAACGATTGTTCGGCGGTAATTGCTGTGTGACGCAGTAGCTGGGTTAATTGCACCTGTGGACGCCAGTCTGCCCCAGCTATAAAAGATGGTGGAGTCGGCCACTTTATTCACTGTAAATGGCAGCGGAACCGGAGTACCGGCAGTATCGGTTCTAACACAGCCAAGTCGGCGCACCACACTCCAGGCACCGGTAACTGCGCTCAGTGCACTGATGGCAGCGTTAACTGTCTTTTGACTGGTTACCATGAAGTCTGGAGCTCCAGTAGCATTGCTGGCTATCAGGTAAATATAATACCAGGTATCCTGCACAATTGATCCGTCAATTACGGCATTGCTACCAGCAACACTCCAGCCAGCGGCCCAGGTTTTTGTCATAGTACTGGTATTGGCAATCAGAGCCAGTACGCTGGTTGTACTGATGTTGGCAACATCGGCTGTACCAAAACTATAGTGTACTGCCGAGCCAGCGGTTACCGACAAAGTAGCTGCCACTGAATTATAGCTATACAACAAGCCCTGACACAGGTGAGGATAATAGCGTGGATCAATGCCTATGTTTCTGGATACTTGTGTGGCGTCGCCGCCGCCAACCAGACCATTGTTAACTGTAATACTGAAAGAACTGCTGGCAAATCGTTCGCTGTATAGTTTAACAAAACCTGTGTGAGCAATGCTGTTGCTGCTATCTGAAATGTTCTTGGTGGCACCAGTAGCCACGTCCAGCACCGGTGAACCATATAGTCTAACGCCGTTGCTGGATGATGACAATAACTGTGTATAGGATGCAGTATCTTCGGCCGAAGCAACAAAAATTTCTAAACCATATAAGCCGCGAACTGTCAGTCCTGTTGTATAAACACTGACGCTGGTAACGTTGGTCAGTCCCAGGCCAAGGTGCCATTCACCGCGTGTGGATGTTGACACACTGGTGTTTCTGCCCCGGAATGTCCACATTCTGCGTCCATTGATGATGGCATTGATACTGTTGGGTGGCCCAGTCAGATCGTTGTCAACGCCGGCCAGGCCTGCATTGTTGGTCAAATAAAGCAGAGTTTGACCATCGTTACCCAGAGTGCGCATACTGGTTGAACTGACACTGACAAACTTTTGCTGAGCAGCACTGTAACGCAGTGCATTGCCAGTCACCTTGCTAGTTTCATCGAGTTCAATAAGTATGGTGCCCGAGGTTGACCCTGCCAGGGCATCGTAAATTTCAACAAAGTTGCCATTGATTTTGGCGCCGCCAGCATACAGGCTGTCGCCATCGTTGTTGTTGGGTGTTCCTAAATTAATCGATTGATAAGACATTTAGTGATCCTGTTAAATTAGAGCCCATTGTTTTCAACATAATTAAATGTATCCGTGGGCAAAGCATCCACTGGGTCGGTTGTTATATTGTATTTATCAAGTTGTTGATCAAAAGCAGGATCATTGAATACATTGGCCACGGCTGAACGAATGATACTCTGTGACTCGGTGGGTCCATAGTAGTATAATTTCAGAGTAAATGTATAGGTCCAGATAATGGTGCGTCTGCTGTCAAGGTCGCCTTCGAAATCATCTTGAAATGTTACGCTGTTAAGGATGATGGGTAGGTCGTGTTTTATGCCCAGCTCCGGAATATAGTTTACGGTTACATTGAAATCGGGATTGAACGCTGGTGCAATCTGTTCAAAGATCTGCAATCCGTCATCCTGATTTTTGGTATAACAGTACAGGTTCATGGTAATGTTATAGGGAGTGGGTCCATACACACGATTGGCCTTGGTCTGACTGGTAACCTGACTAAAAGAATTTACATTGTTGATTTTACGTGCGCCATCATATTCAAAAGAAATTATCTCAAAACTCATGCGAGGAAGAATAACCTGTTTCTCTAGTTTGTCTGCGTCTGGCAGAGCCTGAATGCGTGCCAGCATTTTATTCTTTGCTGCATAGGCCAAGGGCACGCGCAGGGATTGAATAACATTGCCACCGGCATCGCGACGTCGCACTTCCAGATTGTTGAACATTACGCCAAAAGCAATGACTGCTCTGCGTGTTGTCTGATGATAGAACGTTTTTCCTTCAAACATTATTGTACCGCCACTTCACCGAATGGGTTAATCTCTGTAAAATCTAGAATATCTATGGATGCCAATCTATTGAATTCTGAATTGTCCGCCTGTGGGTCGTTTTCTATGACATTAAAATCTTCATTTAATAATTTGCTGGCATCGCCATATAAAGTCGAGTCCAGCAGCAGTGCGTCGCCAGTCTCCAGCAGCATATCAAAGTTTTGCATGTCCATGCTGGAATCTTCGATCTTGTCAACATCGGCATTGCCAGTATTGAATTCTTCTGAACTATACTGGAACAATTCACAGCGTAGTTTGTAGACATATAATTTGCCCAGCTGATAGAATGGGTCCTGTGCTTCCACCATTTTGACTTCAAAATAACTGTTGGTTAGTGGCATGTATAAAAGATCGCCTTCAGCCGGACGATTGGGCAGCTGTAAATAATTGCTGCGTCCCTGACCTACAACATCATCCCAGCGTGATCTGGCAACCACAAAGGTTGCCGTGTCTCGAATCTCTATGCCAAATTTTTGCATGAGCTGACCATCGCCACCATAGCCATCCACCTGTTCCAGATAGGCTTCTACTGGTATGGCATTTTCATATTTGCCGGCTGGATCTTCCAGGAATATGGTGTCGGTATTTACCTCACTGCGGGGCAGATAAAAGACATCAAAACCATAGATTTTAATCGACTCAATGATCAGACTTTCAACCAGACGTTGCTCACCGGTACGACCGCCGGGTATGCCGCTCTGGAAGTAAAAATTGGTACTCATGTTTTATCCCACCATAAAGTTTGGGGGCTCGACATAGGTACTCTGCATTTCCTCTTCTAGGTATTTAATTTCTTCCACGGCTTCGTCATAGATCTTCTGACCATTTAAAGTGACGCCGCCGGGCATCTGTATACCTTCAAACTTCTTCAGATTGGCTCCCCACTGACGTTTGATCAGGGCAGTGGCATATCTTTTAACAAATCTGTCGCCATAGACCTGTGGCCAGTCTGCAGGATCCAGAATACGATAAGCTTCAACAATGATGTATTCGCCAACACTGACATCGGTTTCCCAGTTCATGTCAATGTAGATGCGGTCCATGTGACGCTGATAGCGGAAGCTCTTTTCGCCAACCAACAGCATGTCCAGCATGGCCAGATGTTGCTTGACCTGCTGATAGTAGATTAGGCTGGTGCTCATCAGGCTAAACATATCATTGAGACGCAGCTGATAGCGTATGTCCCACATATAGGCCTGGCCAGTATTGATGGCACTGAAGGGCAATACTCTGACCACCCCCAGCACACCGTCGGCTGTCTGAATATATTTTTTATCTACTACACCCAGGGAAATGGCAGTCATTGTTGAACTAAAGTTAGATGATGCTCCAATAATGACTTCTGAACTGGCAAATGTTCCCTGAATATAGGCTACCAGCAGACTGGTGCCAGTACTGGAAGTCAAATTTTCATTGACCACAGTTGCCTTGGCACCCGATGTCTGTCCAGTAATTATTTCGCCATTGGTAAAGTTTTGTGCAACCGAACTATTCAGGGTAATGCGGGTTGCAGTAACCTGCGTAGACAAGTAGATACGTTCTACTGCATCATAGTGATAGTCTCGGTAATAGGCAAAAGCTTCATCAATGCGATCAGAAACCTGGTCGTCATCCACGTTGATTTCCACCACGGGATGACCCAGTTCTCTGAGGCAATAATCAATAAGACCTTGACGAGTTGTGACTGCCATTTTAACTCCCTGTTAGGCCTGTGCTTCTGTCCAGCTTAGACGCAGATTGGTAATAGTAGCCGCGGCAGCGTTGTTGTTTCTTACCACAATGGTTAAAATATCTGGTCCGTTGGGGAAGCCAGGTGTTCTTGCGCTACCATTACCACTGACAATACTGTTACCCAGATCGCGAACCTGACTAATGTCATAGGTATCGCCGGCAGCACCAGTAACGAAGCCAAAGATCTGTTCACCACCGGTAACCGTTGTTGTATTACCAGTATGGTCAATAATCTGCGCTAACGAACCTGAACCAATCTGAGTAACCACCGAAGTATAGGTCCAGGCATCGGGCAATACTGGATTGGTGGTACCACCAAAGGAACTTGGATTCAGAATACCCAGAACCTGCACCGAGGTTGACGCAACCAGACCCATGGAGCGCATCTGCAACTGCATGCGGTTAACAATTTCGCGAACACCAAACTGACCAGTAATACTGTTGTCAACACTTGGTGCCAATCTCACGCTCAGAACTGCGACACTTGTACCTGCGGCAATGGTGGTAATAGATGTCTGACGAGCGTAGGCGAATTGAATGCTGCGGTCATCGTCATAGCCACCATCCATGATCACGCTGGTACCCCAGTGGTAAATATTTGGAGCACAAGTACAGCCCAGAAAGGTAACTGAAACAACCGAGCTGTTGCCAGCTGCTGCACCATCGTATTCTGTGGGAGTGAATGTTACGTTGGTTGATGTACCACCAAATGCTCGGCGATCCAGACCAGTTAAATTCCAACCAGATAATGCGCTGTTGTAGGCCTTGTTACCATAGCCCATGACTTCGGTTAGGTTGCCCTGCTGCACCAGAATGGCACCAGAACTTGGCCAGTATTGAGCATTGTCAACAACCATGGTCAGGTCGCTGCTGGCCAGATTCACACCATTGTTGGCAGTACTGCCAGAAATCATTCGGGCATAGGGACCAATGTTGTATACTTCATAGCGCGCAGGCAAGTTACCACTACGCATATAGGCCTGATTGTTCACGTTGTTGTTGGCAATCTTGTGACAGTAGATAACATCGCCATTGGTCATTCGGAAGCCGAAGCGAATAAAGCCTGCACCATACCAGGTGTAGTCTATATAGCACATCTGCATCTTGGTGATGTCTATATTATAGCCTGACGGACCAGTGCCGTCACATCGATCTAAATTCCATTCACTCTGTGGTACTCTGACGTTCTGGGTAATGTTGAATCTCAGCGAGGTTGTTGTACCAGGTCCGCGATAGGCTGGACTAATTTCCATGCTAGTGCCGCTGTCAATGGCAGTAACCAGATAACTTGAACCGCGAATGACGATATAATCACCGGGATTCATCTGTTTATGGAATTTGGTATTGGTACCTGTTACCGTGGTTGAACCAGTGGTAACACCAATGGTTCCCATGCCTTCTTTGATGCTATGACGACGAACTGCAAATATAGTGGAGCCGTCGTATTCATAGTAAAAGCCGTTTTGATTATCGAACATACCAACACGGCAGCTGGCACCAGTCCAATTCTCGACGCTGACCTGAGGATTAACACCGCCCGGCGCAGTATCTGTACTGCTGGTGGTCATGTTGTATTGCAGCACATTACCATTGGAGGTTGCAAAGGTACAGGTAAATGTACCATTGTAGGGATTGGCAGCGCCGCGGTTAACCTCGATGCCTTCAACAATAAGTGTTACACCACTGGCAATATTTAACTTCTGCTGTACTGCTATGGTTACTGATGTTCCTGCACTGGTTGTATAGTTGACATCAAAATGTGGTGTAAACTTGGAGCCGGTGCTCATCTGCATGCCCTTACCAGATTGGTAACGGAAATAACGTCGAGTCTGACGAATGGCAGTAATACCATCGTTCAGGTTTGTCGATGTAATCATGACACCACCATCGCTGGGGCGGTGCACAAAATTGGCTTCTGGACGAGTTACAACAACCACGCTACCTGAAGTTGGTGTTGTTGTGCCGGTCTGAAATCCCGGTGTTAATACGCGGAAACTGGTGGCAGATGGTATGTCGTATATCTGCCAAGAACCATTGAGCGTGGTTGTAGTTGCACTGTTGATAAGAATTGGCATGTTGGGTAACAGGCCATGTTTACCAATGGTATTGATAGTTAAAATGCTGCCTGGGCTGGCAATGCCGTTGTCGGAACTAATAACGCCAGTAATAATGCGGGATAAAATGCTGCTGTTAGTATAGGTATCAAAGTAGGAACCGCCCTGAATAACTGTGGATGATAAAAATACACCGCCGTTGATCTGACCCTTGGATGTATAGGTAAAGGTGGTGGTGCTGGGTACTGTTGTAATAACAAACACACCATCGGCGTCATTGTTCGATGAATAGCTAACGTTGACCAGATCGCTGGTTACCAGACCATGTGCAATACCAGTTGTTACAGTCATCAATGAACGAGGTGTCTGATTACCACCAGACAGCGCGGTTACGTTGAGACTGTTACCACCGCCCTTGAAATAGTAGGAAGGAATGTTGTTACCCAACACCAGGCTTTCCCATTTAATGGGTTGCAGACCATATTCAAAGTCGGTATCGATCAGGGCCTGTGGAGCGGCTACGCGCAGTTTATTGGTTGCGTCGTGCGCTTCTTCGGTCCAGGTAACATCGTGGTAGGCAGTTTCTTCCAGGATCATCAGTGCATCTGATGAGCTGAAAGAACTGGTATCGTAGCTTAGTGTAAACCGGGTTCCTGTGCTGCTGTAGGGCGCAATAAAACTTGGAATGCCTAGATCTGGATCACTGAAGTTGTAGAGAATTGTATTGCTGGATGAGTGCACAACCAACACCACACTTTCTCTTCTAAGTATTCGGTTGGGTATTGTTACCGTCTTGGTAGACGGTGAGAACGTATAATATTCATTAAGTAGTCTTTTCGCCATGAATCAATCTCCTAGGACTATGGTATTCGGTGAAAGCGGATAGCGACTTCGGGTTTGTCGCGATGCTGATACTGTATTTATCCTAATTTCTGCGCTTTGACCAGACTTGGCTACATGGCTATAAAAGATAATTCTTGAGCCAGTAACCCGGTATGTGCGCGCTCTTTCAGCTACGTACAATGAAATCCAAGGTCCTAATGTTGTGGTTTGTGGGACGGCAGCATTAAACAGTTGCCCGCCAATTTGTACTGTAAAATCTTTGTTGTCAACGTAGTTTATGCCCTCGGTGATGGCAATTCGGTTATTCTTCAGTGTGAAGATTCTGCGATTTTGTGCGAACTGATTGGAAATATCGTCAAGTACAGTAATGCCTGTATTGCCGCTGCTGCTGGCCACAGTACCTGGTTGCCAGGCAGCACCACTCCAGACAATGGCTTGTCCAGTAGTAGGAGACGCACTACTGAAAGTGCGTCCACTGAGCTTGATAACTGTGGGGCTACTAGTACTTCCACCGATGTCTCCTCCGAGCTGAACTTTATTATTGTTCAGCTCGGAAAAGTTATTGTCTACTTCGGCACTAGTAAGCGGCGCACCTTTTACGGCGCGCAACGTCAATGTTGCCATACTGAATTACCACCTTTCGGATTAAGAAACGGTGATGGTCCAAGTAATTTGCAAAGTGTCGTCGTTACCTTTGTTAACAGGGTTGAAGGTAGTGCGGCAAAGCATGGTACCACCACCAGAAGCCAACTGGTTAAAAATACCCGCTTCAGTAATAGCAGTGGTATTTGAAGTGTTGGTACGCTGTGGGTTGTTGGTTGCGAATGTAGCAACATAGGTAACAACACCGGTTGAAGCAGTTGCTGCACTGATGGTTGCACGAGCTGCACCAGCGATGTCACCGTTGGCTGTAACTTCAGCGCCCAGTGTGTTATCAGTGACTAATGCAGTGGTTGTGCTGGTACCAACGGCCATGGTAATCATACAGCTGGTGCCGGTGGCAGTTGTCAACGTGCCTGCAGTTGTACCAAGAATACGAGTGGCAATGTAGTTTTTACCAGATTGTACAACCAGGTTGGGAATATAGCGAGTTTCTTTGAGCTCGCCGCTAGGACCAAATAGCTTAAGGTCAAGGCTGCCTTTTAGCTTGGTATTTTCTTTATGATCGATCATTTTATGATGCTCCTTATTAAGTGAATGAACGCTTCTCGCCGACAAAATCATCTTCAAAATAATCTATGTCGGCATAGTCTGTCATGCGCAGATTTCCATTACTGGCTACGGTATTTATATTTCCGTTCAGGTCAAGATCGCCAGAGTTATCGAACAGTCTTAACGGGAATACTACATTTATCACCAATAAATCGGTGATTTCCATGGAATCCACCTTGGGGCTGAAGAAATTCAGGTTCATGAATTCCACGCCCTCGCCCAGCATGGTTAAATCGTCGCTGATGCCGCCTTTTTGCCCATAAAGAGCAGTACGATCCAAGATGGTGGTGGATGTTTCTGTGAATGGTTTATAGAGATTGATGACAAATGATTCCAGGGCGTCACCGCTGACACGCTTGCCCTGATTGCCCTGCCAGCTTTGTTGACCCAGGAATACACGGTCACGATCGCGGGCTCGAACTGTTGTGCTGCTCAGCGTTGTTGTAGTGCCGGTTCCCTGCTTGGCATCCAAGGAGAACAGCAGATCAGCGTCATTGGTATCTATGGTAACAATGGCGCCAGTGGTGCCTGCTACATCTCGATCAAAATTGGTTTTGGTGATGGTAAATTTAACAGTTTCCGATGTATTCTCTGATGCCTGGTAGCGGAAACCATAGTTGTTGCCAGCTCCGGCTACCACGAATGATACTGAACTGCCGGCTCCGTCCTGATCTGCACTCTTGGCAACTGTAAATAAGATTCTTTCCTGGCTATCACCAGAGTTACGTTTTCCTCCAGTATTGCCCTGCCAGCTCTGCTGACCCACGAACAGACGGTCACGATCGCGAGCCGTAACAGTTACGCCACTGACTGTGTAGGTTACCGATGTATTGAATCCATTGACCTTGGCATCCAGACTAAACAAGAATGGTATGGTTTCTAGCAAACTGCCAGCAACCTTGACGCCAGTGCTGGATCCAAAGCCCATGGTCAGCGCCTCGCGTTTCAACATGGTGGTGTTGTAGACCAGGCCGTCGTACACTTCAGTCAAATCCAACATGGCGGTTGTATCACCCAACAGCTTGCCAATCACAAAGGTGGTCCATTCTGCGTTGCTTTGGGTTCTTTGATTGCGGAAACCAGTGTCAGTACCTATGGTAATGGTTTCTGCGTTGAATCTGTTGATTACATAGTATAGGTTGAAGAAGTCCAGCATACCAACTTCATCCAACTGCCAATCGCCACGGCTGACCGTTACCGAGCTCTGCTGATATTCAACGTCGGGATTGGGGTCAATGGTGTTCAGTGTAACGTTGCCGGCCACGCCGCGCTTGGCAGTTTTAATATAAGTAAATGCTGGATTGTCCAGACTGTCGCCGGAGCGGCGTTCTGGATAGGTCTGGCTGGTGTTATTGCGACCCAGCGTGACGATGGCGCCAGTTGTTCCAGGAACATCAAAGTCGAATCTGGACTTGGTGACAGTGAATTTAACGGTCTCTGATGTGTTCTCACTAGCTTGATATCTAAATCCATAGTTGTCGCCAGCGCCAGCAACAACAAATGCCGTTGAACTACCTAAACCGTCAGCATCCGCTGCTTTGCTAACTGTGTAGAAGATGCGTTCCTGACTGTCGCCAGCATTGCGTCTGCTAGTATTGCCTTGCCAGGTCTGTTGACCAACCACCACGCGATCTCTGTCTCGGGCAGTAACTGTTGATCCGCTGACAGTATAGGTTACCGATGTTGCAGCAGCACCGTTAATCTTGGCATCCAGACTAAACTGGAATGCTGGGTTATCTAAACTGTCACCACTACGACGTTCTGGATAGGCTACCGATGTTGTTCCTCTACCTATGGTCAGCGCCTCACGCTTGATCATGGTGGTGTTGTAGACCAGACCGTCATATACCTCGGTCAGATCCAGCATAATGGTACCGTCATCCTGACCCAGACGTTTACCTATGGTAAACTTAACTGTCTCAGATGTGTTCTGACTTGGTTGATAGCGGAAGCCGGTATCGGTACCAATGGTAATGGTATCATTGGTAATACGACCAATAAAAATTAACGAATTGAAACTATCAATGATACCAACGATATCTGGTTGCCAAGATTGATAGCTTAGCAAAATAGAACTGTCGCTAGCATTGGGACCATCAATGTTCTTGAATGAATAATTTCCAACTGTACCTGCTTTGGCAGTCAATCTAACATCAAAGTTGGTTTGTTCTAATAAACTTCCAGATACACGTCCACCAGTACTGCTACCAAAACCCATGGTAACAATGGCACCGGTTGTTCCAGGAACATCAAAGTCGAATCTGGCTTTGGTGATGGTAAATTTAACAGTTTCTGAGGTGTTCTCTGATGCCTGGTAGCGGAAACCATAGTTGTTGCCAGCTCCGGCTACCACAAATGCAGTGGAGCTGCCAACACCGTCGGCATCGGCCGCCTTGTTGACGGTATAGAAGATACGTTCCTGACGATCGCCGGCATTACGAATAGCTGTGTTGCCCTGCCAGGGTTGTTGACCAACAAATATACGATCTCGGTCGCGAGCCAGTACTGTTACGCCACTGACGGTATATGTTTCGCTTAAACGGCCAGCCTTGGCATCCAGACTAAACAAGAATGGTATGGTTTCTAGCAAACTACCAGCAACCTTGACGCCAGTGCTTGAACCGAATCCAATGGTTAGGTTTTCACGTTCCAGCATTGTCGATGAATATGTCAGATTATCGTACAGGTCTGTACTATCCAACATTGTAGTGCCTTCGCCGGTAATGGCAGCGTCGAATGGATGACCTCCATATCGTCCCAGATTCTTACCAATGGTAAATCTAACTGTCTCGGATGTGTTTTGGCTAGACTGATAACGGAAGCCTAAATCAGTACCTATGGTAATTGCATCATTGACACTTCTACCAGTAGCAGCAAATGCCGAGAAGAAGTCAACAATACCAACAACGTCGTAATCGTAGTCCTGATAGGTTACTGCGGCTGAACTTTGGAATCCATTGCCGTCGGTAGGATCGATTAGTTTTAATGTAACTGTTCCTGTGACGCCACGGTTAGCGCGCATGCCAAACAAGAATGCTGGGTTATCTAAACTGTCGCCGGAGCGGCGTTCTGGATAGGTCTGGTTAGTTGATTCACGACCCATGATAACAATGGCACCAGTTGTACCTGCTACGTCCTTGTCAAATCTGGACTTGGTAATGGTAAACTTGACGGTCTCAGAACTATTTTCATATTGCTGATATCTAAATCCATAGTTGTCGCCTGCACCAACTACAACATAGGCAATTGAACTTCCTGCACCGTCGGCATCGGCTTTCTTACCCACAGTGAATAGGATGCGTTCCTGACCGTCTCCAGCGTTTCTAAATCCGCCGATGTTACCTTGCCAGCTCTGCTGACCAACAAATACACGATCTTTATCTCGGGCTGTAATTGTTGTGCTGCTGACAGTATAGGTTACCGATGTTGCAGCAGCACCGTTAATCTTGGCATCTAAACTAAACTGGAATGCCGGATTGTCTAAACTATCGCCACTACGACGTTCTGGATAAGTGACCGAACTGGTACCGCGACCCAGAGTAATCAGCGATCCCGATGTACCAAATGAACTGTCAACTCTGGATTTGGTTACATTGAATTTGGTGGCCTCACCAACTAGATTGCTGCCAGTGTCAAATAAACCGCCGGTGCGCGCACGCCCGGTTAAATCGCCGTAGCCTATGACAGCATAGCTTGTACTGCCGTCATATTCGGTGGCTCGTTTGCCTATGGTAAACTTAACAGTCTCTGATGTGTTCTCGCTGGACTGATAACGGAAGCCGTTGTCTGTACCAATTAAGATTGAATCCAGGAACGCACGACCTGTGCCAATCATCTGTACAAACATGAAGTCTACGGCACCAACTACATCATAGTCCCAGTCCTGATAGGTTACTGCAGCCGAACTCTGGCCAGCATCACCATTGATTGGATCAATCAATTTCAATGTAACAGTACCAGTCACGCCACGGTTGGCACGCATGCCATACAAGAACGCTGGATTGTCCAGACTATCTCCACTACGACGTTCTGGATAGGTCTGGCTGGTTGATTCACGACCCATGACAACAATGGCGCCAGTGGTGCCTGCTACATCACGATCAAATCTGGACTTGGTAATGACAAATGTCATACCTTCACCACTGACAATGTTGAGAAATGCATTGATTGTTGGACCAGTTCTTGGTCTCTCGGTCAAATCACCGTAGCCAATGGTTGTTAAATCGGGGTTAGTTGGATTGGCAAATTTACCTAGGGTGTAGAAAATACGTTCCTGTGTGTCACCAGAGTTACGTCGACCGCCAGTGTTACCTTGCCAGCTCTGCTGACCAACGAATATGCGATCTCGGTCGCTGGCCGTAACTGTTGTGCCACTCACAGTGTTGGTGGTTGATGAACCTTGCTTGATATCCTTATAAACATCAAAGGGAATATTCTCCAGCAGGCTTCCTGTGACTTTAACGCCGGTGCTGGATCCAAAACCCATGATCTGAGTTTCACGTTTCAGTATTGTCGAATTGTATACCAACCCATCATAGACTTCAGTCAGGTCCAGCATGGCTGTATCATCGCCCAACAGCTTGCCAATCAGGAATGTAGTAAATTCCAGTCTAGATTCTGTGGGCTGTGTTCTAATTCCAGTGGCAGTGCTGGACAATCCAATGGTGACAAAATCCTGATCTATGGTGCGGGTAATCTGATAGAACAGATTGAATCTATCCAACATACCAACTTCATCCAGTTGCCAATCGCCACGACTTATGGTAACTGAACTAACAAAGAACTCAACGTCTGGATTGGGATCAATGGTGTTCAGTGTAACGTTACCAGCAACACTGCGTTTGGCCGTCTTGATAAAGTTGAATGGAATATTTTCCAGCAAACTTCCTGATACACGAGATCCAGTGCTGCTACCAAAACCCATGATAACAATGGCACCAGTTGTTCCAGGAACATCAAAGTCGAATCTAGATTTGGTAACAGTGAACTTAACTGTCTCCGACGTATTTTCCGATGCCTGATAGCGGAAGCCATAGTTGTTGCCTGCACCAATAACTACGAACGATACTGAACTACCAGCTCCGTCACTGTCAGCTTTCTTGCCCACCGTAAATAAAATTCTTTCCTGGCTGTCGCCGGCATTTCTAAATCCGCCAGTGTTACCTTGCCAGCTCTGCTGGCCAACATATACTCTGTCACGATCTCGAGCCGTGACTGTTGTGCCACTCAGTGTATAAGTTACTGAGGTGGCGGCCGCAAAGTTAATCTTGGCATCCAGACTAAACTGGAATGCTGGATTGTCCAAGCTATCGCCGCTGCGGCGCTCTGGGAATGCTACCGATGTTGTGCCACGACCCAGGATAACACGACTTGTTGTTCCGTCATAAAGTTTAGCCAGCTTGGTAATATTAAAGAATGTTGTTTCACCATATAAATTATTATTAATATCAACAGTTAATGTACCAACGCGTGATCTTTCAATTAAATCTCCCCAACCAATTTGAGCATAGCTGGTTGTGCCGTCATATTCCTTGGCAAACTTACCAATGGTGAATTTGGTGTTTTCCAGACTTGACTGACTTGGTTGATTGCGGAAGCCGGTATCAGTGCCAATGGTAAGTAAATCAAAAATGCTACGACCAGTCGCTGCAACCGCCGACATAAAGTCAATTGATCCAACTACATCATAATCCCAGTCCTGATAGGTTACTGCGGCTGAACTATTAAACCCATTGCCGTCAGTGGGATCAATTAATTTCAATGTAACCGTACCTGTGACACCCCGGTTGGCTCTTAACCCATACAAGAAGGCCGGATTGTCTAAACTATCACCGGAGCGGCGTTCTGGGTATGTCACTGAACTGGTACCCCGACCCATGGTAACCAATGCACCAGTGGTGCCTGCTACATCGCGATCAAATCTGGCTTTACTTACTGTGAAGAAAGTCTTTTCATTGGCATAGCCCAGACGATCGTCAACACCGCTACCGGCAACCGCCAGGGTTTGAACGCTGGTGTCTCGGGCATTGCCCAATCTTGCACTAATGGTGAATAAAATTCTTTCCTGTGGATCATTGGCAAATCTGGTTGTGCCATACTGCTGACCAACAAATAGTCGATCTGTGTCGCCGGCAGTAACTGTGTTGCCGCTGAAGGTAATTGTGTTGCCGCTGTACTCGGCTGCCTTGACAACATCAAAGCTGACTCTTTCTGTGGCACCACTCTTGGTACGAGCCGGGAATGTCTGACTGGTTTGTCCACTGCTGATAATTTGTGTATCTGCCTTGTACAGAGCAGACGTATAAACCAGACCGTCGTATACCTCGGTCAGATCCAGCATGGCGGTTGTATCGCCCAACAACTTGGTAATCAAGAACTTGATATTTTCTGTGGTTGTCTGACGCTGATCGATGCCACTGCCTAAAGTCAGGTATTCGTCGAACTGACGATACAGCATGTAATAGATGCTGAAATAATCCAGGGTACCAACTGCATCGCTGTCCCAGGCATTGGCAGTTACTGCAACCGAACTTTGTTGCCATTCAACATCGGGATTGGGATCAATGGTGTTGAGTAACAGTGTGCCGGCAACACCACGACGGGCAGACTTGGTAAACTGAATTGTTTTAACGTCACCCGATGTATAGATCAGATGATGACTGGTGGTTGGATTGTCATCTGGGAAGACACGCTTGGTTACCAGTTTAAATGCTCTTTCCAGGGGTTCAACATACTTGTCAAAGGCGCCTGAATTGCCCAGATAATCTGCGTGCCAGGGATAACGAACGAATGTACGAACATCGTTGATACCGCCAAATACACCAACAACATCGGTGTCAGGTGCGGTAAAGGTTACCACCGCTGCACTTACATAACCATTGTTGCCATCAATAAACTGTAGCAATGGCAGTGTGGTTGATGCCCCGCGCTTGGCAGTTAAACCATATTGAACACTGACATTTTCTGTCTGGTTACCTGATCGGCGCAGAGGATGTACACCGCGGAATGGATCGCCCAGGACAACCAGGTCACGCGATCTCGCCAGGTTGGTGACCGAAGATGCATTGATGAATCCTGTGATTGTGGTATCGACACTCTGCTTGGCATCCAGACCAAAGGTCAGGGCGGCATCGTTGTCTAGCAGGGTGACTATGGCACCAGTAGTTCCAGGTACGTCAAAGTCAAATCTGGACTTGGTTACGGTAAAGAAGGTTCTTTCAGACAATGCTGAACGTCGATCTTCTCCACTACCAACAATGATAATTGTGTTGGATGATCCAGCTCCACCTATGCCCGTGGTCTTGAAGAAGTCCTTGGCTGGATATGGACTGAATCTGCTGTTGTCGGTAACGGTGAACAGGTCAAATACACCACGACCAGGTGCCACTATCAGATCATCCAACAGAGTGACTATGGCGCCGGTGGTGCCGGGAACATCTTTGTCGAATAGTGTCTTAAAGACGGCAAAGGTTGTTTTTTCTGTGGTGTAGAACAGGCGGTCGTCGACCCCACTACCAATGGTGATGCTATCAATGGGAGAACGTGAAACGCCAAAGGCCATCCACCATCTGTCGGCCATACCAATGGCATCAAGGTCACTGGGACCATAGGTCAATGTAACCGACGATGCATTCCACTCAAAGTCGGGATCGCGGTCAATGGTATTGACACTGATGCTCCAGGTAACACTGGATCCGGCCTTGGCAGTCTTGAAGAAATTAAAGCCAACATTTTCAGCCTGTGCGCCGCTGCGGCGCAATGGATATACACCCTGCAGTGGATCGCCAACATAGATGCGTTCTCCGCGGGCACCAGCAGTAGCGGCAAAGCTGGAATTGTTGATATAACCAGACCAGGTGTTATTGACACCCTGCAATGCCAACTTGGTGATGTCAAACTTGGTTGATTCACCAACAAATTCATTACCAAAGAATCCAAGACCAGAGAGACGACCAATACGAGGTCTTTCAACAAGATCGCCAAAGCCAATAATTGCTATAGTTGGATCATAAACACCAAAAGAAGTTCCCGGGGTTTTAATAAAGGTAAACTTGGTATTTTCTAGACTAGACTCTGATGGTTGGAAACGACGGCCGTTATCGCTGCCAATGGTTACAACGGTGTTCGCAGAACCTGCGCCACCCAGACCGGCGGTCTTGAAGAAGCTGAATGGAATTCGTTCTAGCTGACTACCTGAAACTTTGATGCCTGTGCTTGAACCAAAACCAATTATAGTTGTTTCTTGTTTCTGAATTGTAACATTGGAATTTAAACCGTCAAAGATGCCGGTGAGATCTAGCATTGGAACAATGTCGGCCAAGCCTTTATTGAAGAAGAAGCGAGTCCATTCCAGACTTGATTCTGTGGGCTGATAACGGAAGCCGGTGTCGGTACCAATGGTAATAAAGTCTTCAGGTCTGCGGGTAATCTGATAGAATAGATTGAATCTATCCAACATACCAACCATGTCCATGTCTTTGGGACCATAGGTTATTGTTACCGAGCTGGCCTGGAATTCAATGTCTGGGCTAGGGTCAATGGTGTTGAGCTGTACTGTCCAG